AGATCGTGGTTGAGGTCGAGAACAAGGACGTCTCGCTGTACGGCGTGGACGCATTTGTCGAGCGCGAGGCCGCGAACGCCGAGAAGTCGATGACCCGCGAGCTTGAGCGCGCGTTCTTCTCCGAGGCTGCTACCCACGGCCAGACGTTCACCGCGACTGCCCAGACCGCCGATGGCATCATGGAAGAGCTTATCCAGTCCGTTGAGACTGTCCAGAACGACTTCGTTGACGGCGTGGAGCGCGACATGATCGCGGTCGTGTGTGCCCCCGCTACCTACGGCGCGCTGCGCAGCTACTTCGACAAGGTTCAGGACGGCGGTGCACATGGCGAGAGCTTCGGCACCTTCCACGGAGTCAATGTATTCAGCTCAATCTACCTGCCGCAGGGCATCAACGCCATCGCCATGGCAGAGGGATCCGTCGCGCAGCCCGTCAAGGTCACCAAGTACGAGGCCGAGCGCGTGCCGCTGTCCAACGCCATCGCCATCGACCTGTTCTACAGCTACGGCTCTAAGGCGGTCGCCGATGACCTGATCTACGTCTACGGCACGCCGACCACCACGACCACGGGGGCCTAAATGAAGGCAGAGGTCATAGTTGACTTCTACGACCTAACCACTGGCCTTGGCTGCGTTCCTGAAAACACATACCACGTCGGTGACGTGTTCGAGGGAACGGCCGCTCGGATTAATGGCTTGGTCGAGAAGGGCATCGTCAAAAAGCTGCCACAACGGCGCAAGCCGCGCGCGGCTAAATCGAAGGAGTAACAAATGGCGGCATATGCGACAACGGCTGAGCTTGCCGTGAAAATGCGGACTACGTTTAACGAAGCTGACCAAGCGTATGCCGCTATGACACTCGATGAAATCGGCGGGTATCTTGAGCAGCTCGTGACAGTGGACGTTACCGACGTAACGCAAATGGCGAATCTGAAATACGCAAGCCTGTATATGGCTTCTCGTGCGATGGAATCTGCTCATGCATCAGATATAGCGTCCACGTCGCTCACGGCTGGCCCATACACTGAAACGACCACCTATGCGAAGCCCTATGCGACCAATAACTGGTGGAAGCTGCTAAAAGCGAGCGGTTATGCCTCAAGACTCGGCGTGTCGAATGGCATCGGGTTTGCTAGGCCGTCATATGGTGTCTTGGAGGTTGACAATGCGCAGTAGGAGCATAACGGTGAATGTGCCCGTTAAGGGCGCTAAAGACCGTTTCGGCAACCCAACCGAGACAGCCGTGCCCGTCGCGGTAGACAACGTGCTAATTGCGCCCGGTTCAACCGAAAATCTCGAAGCGTCGCGTCCAGATGGCGTGCAGATTGTGATGACGCTTGAAATCCCGAAGTCATACACGGGCACGCTTGAGGGGTGCACCGTCGAGCTTCCAGAGCCATGGGATGCTGGCAACCCATATAAGGTTGTCGGTTGCCCACTCCCCTATATGGACGAAAACACACCTGGCGATTGGGATCGCGAGGTTGGATTGGAATCAGCTCATGGGTAATGCTCACTTCACAATCGACAGAGAGAAATTGTGGCGGCTTGCGTGCAAGTCAGACGGAACCTACCAGCTTGTGCGAAACAAGACGGACGCAACGGCATCAAATGCCAATTCGCTCGGTTCAGGCTACAAGACGGCCAAGTACCACAGAGACCACAAGTCACCAGCAGTTGGTGGCACGTCGCCGAAGTACGTAGCAAACACGAGCAGGCCGAAGGGCGTTGTTCCAGTTGGAATCGTATACACGAGCAATTACGCAGCGATGAAAGACAACATGCTTCACAATACGCTGCTCAAGTCGCTGTAAGGAGGTGGACGTGTACAGCATCACGGAAGAGCTTGTTAAATGGCTAAACTCTCTAGGCTATGAAGCGTCCACCTACCCGCCGAAGACTGGCGATGAATTCGTTACGGTGGAACGCACTGGCGGCGGCGTGGTCGACATGGTTGACCATCCGATAATAGCTGTTCAGACGTGGGCGAAAAATGAGCCTCGCGCAGAAGAGATGGCTAACGAGATTCGCATGAGCGCGCTAACTGGCGAATTGCCAACGGGCGCGAACCGCATGGAAGTCAACTCTGGGCCTTATCCGTTTTGGGACGAGGAAACGAGGCTCCCGCGTTATCAGGTCGTGTTCGACGTGACCTGCCAGCTCACAGATTAATTACACAATGCAAATCGAATAAGGAGGTTGTCTTATGGCAACTATGGATGCGAGCCAGGTAACCGTAGGCTCCGCTAAAGTCACAGGCGCTATTTTTGTCGCTCCTAAGGGCACGACGTTGCCTGCTGACGCAACAACCACACTCCCATCAGCATGGGTGCTGCTCGGATTCACGAGCGATGCCGGTGTGCAAATCGCCGAATCGTCCAGCTCCGAGTCCATTCGCGCTTGGGAAGGTCGTACAGAGGTCTACAACGTAAAGACCGAATACACCGAGAGCGTGTCGTTTATGCCCATCCAGTGCAATGCAGACGTTGCCAAGCTCATGTGGGGTAGCGACCACGTAACGGTGGACAGCACGACGGGAGCTATAGCCGTGCAGCATCATGGCGGCACGCTTGAGCCTGTCGAGATCACTATTGAGACCAGCCCACGCGAGGGAATCACCAAGCGTTACACGGGTGAATTCCAGCTCAACGAGCGCGGCGAGCAGACGATGGACGGCACGCAGGTCGACGGTCGCCAGCTCACCTTCAACGCCATCGCAAATGCCAACGGCGTGACGATGACCGAATACACGGCATTCACTACGGAGTAGAGCATGGCAGCGGCGAAGAAAACGGGGGCTAAGTCCCCCGCGCCGCGTTCTGTCGAAGTTCGCGGCCTGAAAATAAGCGTAGACGATGAATTCATGGGTTCGTGGGAAGCGTTCGAGCTTCTACGTGCATTCAATTCTGATGAGATTGATACATTCGGCAAGCTCGATTTGTCGATGCAGCTCATAGAAGCTGCTACCGGGATCACGAAAGATGAGATTGTAGAAGCAGCTGGTGGTAAGAAAGCCCCTGCGCTCGATGTGGTCAATCTCGCAGTTGAGATTGTCCAGGCCATTACGCCAAAAAACTAATCCTGCTCGCAGAGACGATGCGCAAGCATCCTGACCAGCTGCGAGCGGACTTGCAAAAGACATACTCCATTGATCTAGACCACGCGATGACTGGCGAGCATACAGCGGCTCATATTGGCGCGCTTGTTTCGTGTTTGCCGTCCGATTCGTCTATTTTCCGCGCCGAGAGCGACGATGCGGCGTGGACGCTCGAAACCACGCTCCTCGCAATTCTTCATAACGACATAGCTGGCCTTATTTGGGGCATGGGGGATGCGCGCAAGCGTGGCCCCAAGCCGAAGCCAATTGGCCCCTCTTGGATGACAAAGCCGAGAATGCGCACGCTCGAATCTCGCGTGATGACGGTCGATGAACTTATGGAGGAACTGAATAAACCAAGGAGGTGAGCGAATGGCTGGAAGCAGCTCAAGCGTCGGCACTGGCTACGTGGACATTAAGCCGCGTATGGAAGACGGTGCTGTTAGCGCGTTGGAGGCATCCGGCGCGAAAGCGGGCAAGGGCTTCGGCGGCACGTTTGCCGTTGCCGCTGGTAATCTCATCGCCAATGCCGTCACCGCGCTTGGCTCTGCGGTGGCTGACACGTTCAAGACCGCTTTCGATAACTATGCGAACTACGAGCAGCTTGTCGGTGGCGTGGACACGCTCTTCAAGGAATCGAGCGCGATTGTCCAGAAAAACGCCTCGGAAGCATTTAGAACCGCTGGCCTGAGCGCTAACGAATACATGGAGCAAGTCACGGGGTTTTCCGCGTCTCTGCTCCAATCGCTCGGCGGTGATACGCAGAAAGCCGCTGAATACGCAGACATGGCTGTTCGCGACATGTCTGATAACGCGAACAAGATGGGCACCGACATGGGCCGCATCACCGATGCGTATCAGGGATTCGCTAAGCAGAACTACACGATAAACTGTCTAATGTCCGCTGCATAGGTGACTGTGCAGTGAGTGTGCGTGAACCCTACCAGGGGTGTGATAGCGTAAGCTATTGCTAACGGGGGAAATCTAAACAGAGAAATCTGCATGACAATCCCGTGCCAAGCCTAGAAATAGGAAGGTGTAACGACTATCGGTTCGTCACCGAGTACAGCGTCTATTGGTACGACGTTGGAAGTGCGCACTAACCAGATAAACCGTCAAGTATTGCCAGTTGCTATTACATCCAAAACTTGATATGATAGACCATACAAGTTAGGGGTGATTATTGATGACAATGTGGCGAAAAATTGACGGTAGGCCGAATTACTCAGTTAGCGAAGACGGTCAAGTACGTAATGACAAGACTGGCAGGATACTTAAACTGCACGAGCATCGTTGCGGGTATCTGCAAGTTCAGTTAGGGCATAAAACAACGCCTGTTTACGTACATAGAGCCGTCGCTATTGCGTTTGTTCCGAACCCAGAGAATAAGTCACAAGTTGACCATATCAACGGGGACAAGAAAGATAACAGGGCAAGCAATCTGCGATGGGTTTCACCATCTGAGAACTGCTGGAATTTCGGCTATAGAGAACGTGTTGAAAACCGCAAGAAAAAGATTGTTGCAACGAACGGCGAGCAATCAATCATGTTTGACTCTCGTGACGAGTGCGCAGCTTATTTCGGCTGTCATAAGTCGCAGATAAAATATGGCCATTGCTACAAAAAGGGCAACAAGCGTGGTTGGACACTCAATCTGGTTAAAGATATAGTCTAATCCCCTAATAAATATCGGGAAACCGAGGGTGTAAATGGTTAGATAACCTCAAGCTTGGCTACGGCGGCACCAAATCCGAAATGGAGCGCTTGCTTGCGGACGCATCGAAGATTGCAGGCGTTCAATTCAACATCGACTCGTATTCAGACGTAATTCAGGCGATTCACGTCATGCAGGAGAGCATGGGCATCGCTGGAACGACCGCAGAAGAAGCCGAGCACACAATTAGCGGCTCAATCAATATGCTTTCGGCGAGTTGGAATAACTTCCTGACTGGCCTCATGGACGAGAACGCCGATATAGGCGCGCTCGGCGAGCAGCTTTTGCATAGCGTCGGCACGGTGATACAGAATGTCGCACCGCGAATCATGACGCTTATAGGGCGCGTTATCTCAGATTTGCCGCAAGCATTGGTAAATGCGCTCCAATCAATCCCCTCCCTTCTCGCACCGGTCATCGTGCAGATTTTCGGCGAGCAGATGGGTGGACAGATAAATGATGCTCTGGGCGGCGCGTTCGGCAAACTCGGCGAGACGTTCATGAAGCTCGGCGAGTCCGTTATGTCGTACATGCAGACATTGTGGACAACAATAGAGCCTGCCGTGATGGCAATCGCGGACATTATCGCAACGGTAATCCCCATCATCATGGACGTGGTAAACGGGCTGCTCACGTTCCTTGCAGAAGAGGTATATCCATTCCTCGAAGAACTGTTCTCAATCATAGCGCCTGTTATCGAGGAAATAGCGGCGAGCATACAAGAGCATATGCCTGAGATTCAGGCCGTTATCGAGACCGTGATGGGAGCGATAAAGAGCGTAATCGAGACGGTATGGCCAATCATCAAGAACATAATCACAGCAGCCGTTCAGGCAATTTCGCATATTATCGAGGTTGTATGGCCTGTTATATCGCAGATTATCTCCGCAGCCTGCGCGGTTATTCAGGGCATCATCGAGACGGTATGGCCTGTGATACAGGGAATCATCGAAACGGTCATGCATGCCATCGAGGGCATCATGAATACCGTGTGGCCTGTCATCGTCGGTATCGTCCAAGCGGCTGCTGATGCGATCAGCGGAATAATCTCTGGCATACAGGCAGTTGTTGGTGTCATACAGGGCATTTTCGATGCCGTGCGCCACGCGATAGAAGACCCGCTTGGTGCGGCGCGTGATTTCGTGCGCGGGATTATCGACACCATTAAAGGATTCTTCAACTTCAACATCGAATGGCCGCATATCCCGCTGCCGCACTTCGAGGTTTGGGGTTCTCCCAATCCTCTCGATTGGCTGCAAGGCGATACGCCAGGATTCTCCATCGAATGGTACGCCAAGGGCGGCATCGTGGATGGTGCCACGCTCATTGGGGCTGGCGAAGCTGGCCCTGAGATGATTCTGCCGCAACAGGGCGCATTGATGGATTCATTCGCCAGCACGATTGCGCAGAAGGTCGGCGGCGGCGTTGACATACATGATTGCACGTTCGTTGTGCGCGAGGACAACGATATACGGCGCGTGGCAACCGAGCTTTACACGCTCATGAACAGACAGATGGTTGGAGGGATTGCCTGATGCTGGTTTTTGACGGTCATGCATTCGACGGGCTTCTCATTTACGGTGACCCGACAATCACGCTCTTTCAATCTGACCCCTCATACATCGACTCAAGCTCGCGCGACGGCAGAGCTGTCAACGGCATACGTTACGACGGCTGGACAGTCGAATTCTCCATCGTCGTTGACGGTGACGCGCTGACAAGGCGCGATAAGCTGTCCACTCTCGGCTCATGGCTCGACGTGGACGAACCGAAGAAGCTCATCCTCCCAGATACGCCCGACAGGTACTATATGGCCGTGCCAGACGGGGAATTGCGGCTTACACGCGGTATGAAAGCAGAATATGGCCGTCTGGCGTTCACCGTGACAGAACCGACGGCATACGGCGAAGAGCACTCTATTACCGTACCATCTGGCGGCTCCGTCACGTTCCACGTAGGCGGCACAGCCGCTACAAAGCCGACAATCGAAGCGAATGCCATACGGGACGCTTCTTCGCTCGTGTGGGGTCTGCGTCTCGATGATGGCGATTTCGTCCACGTCGCTACTGGTTCCTCGTCTGCTAAGCCCGTATCAATCGACTGTGACGAGCGCATAAGCACAGTAGACGGCTCAGTGGCGCTGCCGTCGCTCGACAGCGATTGGCTTGCATTGGCACCGGGAGAGCACACGTTAGCGATGGACAACGGCACGGGCGCAGCTACGGTCACATGGCGTGAGAGGTGGTACTAGATGCGCAGAATCATCGTAAACGACAGGCGGGACGTGCAGCTATTCGAGCTTGCGGAAGCGGATGTTTTCGCGCTTGATCGCATCGAGCAGGTCAACGGCGAGCATTCGCTGG